AAAAAAGCCTACCCATTAAATGGATAGGCTTCAATTATAAAGTTATAGTTGGTTACCTATTATAGTAAACCTGCGATGATTGAAGAGTCAACCTCTGGCATCTGCTCTGGTTCCTCAGACAAGAATGTCAATGAGTATTTAGTACCATCTGCCTTAACAACACCCGAACCTTCTCCTTGTGCGGATAGGTTTGCACCATTTGCCCAGCCTTGCGCCCAATAAAGGTCGTTGGCATCTTGCATAATGATGAATAAGTTTTGTTGACCAGCAGCCAATAATGCTAATGAGTTTCTCTTAACAGATTCTCGTCTTGGTATAATCAAGCTAGATGTAGTTGAGTAGTATGTTGAACCATTCTCCAAAGAGATAGTACCATCCTCAACAAAGCTAGATGTATTCTTGTTAAATTCGTATTCAACCATTGTGGTACCACCGCTTAGAGCAACAGCCGTTAGCGTTCCTGAAGTTTCAGTTGTACCAGTTACGTAGTCAAAAGGAATTACATAGAATTTCTTGATACCACCCAAGTTGTTGTTACAACCTCTTTCGATTCCTGTTAATATATTACAAGCCATTTTTTATTTAGTTTTATTTGTTTTGTTATCTTAAAAAGAAAAGGGGCTTGACTGTAGCAGCCAGCCCCTTTCATTATTATCGTTTAGCTAATCTTAGCTGTACATTACGATTTCAGTACCGTATGCATATGATACAGCAAACTTAACTCGACCAACAACTCTTACAGTGTCGTCACCAGTTACATCCAATTGAGGTAGGATTCTGATGTCCTCGAAGTCTGCCATAAGGTCAGAGATAAGGAACAAGTTAGTAGACTCAGCAGCAGCCATTCTGTTTGCTGGAAGACCTTGGCTCAATACCATTGGAATACCCAAGAAACTTGGTGCAGCAACTTTCAAGTCGTAGTACGCTTCAGATGAAGCAGCAGCAACAGCTTGGCGGTAAGCAGCCATAATGTTAGAAGAAACGTATAGTTTCATATCTGGTGAGAACTTAACAGCCTCTGGAATCACATCGTATACGCTGCTGATTTCAGCAATTACGTTAGAAGATGTAATAGTAGTTGCACTTACGTCAACAACATCACTATCAGCAGTCCATTGTCCGATAAGACCTTCACATAAAGGAATTGGGTAAGTTCCACCTGTGTTAGAAACATCACCTTGCCATACCAATTGTTCGAAGTCAGCAGACATTTTCTTGCTCAACTCAGAAGTCAAATAGTTTCTGAAGTCCTGTGGAAGGAAGTCAGCGTGGTTAGAACCGCTAGCCATCTCGTGAGAAACGAAAGACGTTTCAAGAGTTGATTGGCAAATTGCGAAGTTAACCTTAATAGGACAAGCATCTACCAATTTCTCAGATAGAGTACCAGCACCTTGGTCGTTGAAAGTACAAGAGTCAGATTGAAGAACTTCTCCAAATCCACCCTTTCTCACACGAGCCTTATCCTTAACATCCAAGATTGGAGTGAAGGTTTCTTTAGACCCACCTTGAATAAGTGCAGCCGCATAAATCTCAGCGCTATCTACTGGGTTAGTAGTTGATGTGTCTGTGATATCAAAAAGTAAATTCTTTTTCATTTTAGTTTATTTTAGTTTATAGTTTATTATCTCGTTACTATCTATAATTAGTATAATAACAATTTTGTTAATTCTTAACCCTTTGCTCTGAAATTCTTGATGAAATTAAGTCTGTTATCGTCCTTAGAGAATTCAACAGCTTCCTCTTCTTCAGCTTCGCTTCCTTCCAACTTGGAATTCAATTCAGCAATCATAGCCAATAGCTCGTCATACTTAGCGTTTACCAGTTCTCTAACAGCGTCAGATACTTCTTCTGGTGCTTCCTCAGCAGGTGCTTCTTCTTCTTCAGCTACTTCTTCCTCAGCAGGTGCTTCTTCTTCCTCTTCTTCAGATTCAGCTTCAACTTCTACCTCAGCTTCCACTTCAATCTCTTCTGAGTCTTCAGCGTCTTCAGCAGCAATTTCTTCTTCCTCTTTTTCTTCTTCGAAAGTCTCAGTAGATTCTGCTCTAAATTTTTCAATCATTGCCAATTCTTCTGGCATTAAGTCTTCAATTTTCATTGTGTCTTCGTTTTTAGTTTTATTATTATTAAATCGTTGGTCGGTCAACTCTAGGTCAAACATTCCCTCTACAGAGAACCCGAACTTGTTATTACCTTTTATTTCGTTAGCCCAGATATCAGCATCATCAACCTTAACCTCAAGGAACCAAGTTCCAACTGGTAGGTTATCAAATCCATACATCTTAGACTTATCGTACTCAGAGTCCTCTATAATCCAGTTAGACTTGATGAATGCGCTTTCAACTGCTTCAGCGTGGTCTAGGTTTATTTGGTACCCCTTGTTTTCTTTGTTAAACTTCTCAGCCAACTTCTCAATTACTTCCTTGGTGAAGACTACGTAAAATTCGTATCCGTCTGCATCACGTCTGTATAAAGGTAAGTCAGGTATCATTGCAGGACCTGCAACAATTTGTTTATCTGAATTGGAATCGAACTTAAATTCATAAGCGTTATCCTTATTGAACGCCAATCCCATTTCCATAATGGCTGGCTCATCAACAAAGCTAACGAAGTTTAATCCAGCATCAATGCTATCTAAAGCAATAGTATATACTGGTAACCCTTTATTTTCTTTATCTTCCATATCTTTAATTATTATTTCTACGTTATTGTTAATTTCATATACTTATAAAGACGAAATCACTTGCGGTCATCGTTGTATTGCGAAGCTGGAAGAACATACCATATGCCAACGCATCTGCGAAGTCAGGGCTTCTACCTAACAACCTCTTCATCTCTGTCTTGGTTATCAACTCAAGCTTATCCATACTCTCTCGTGGCTTATGCTTGATGATACTTAATTCCTCTTCTATGTCCTTCCTGAAGATTGGGTCTTCTATCTTTACCTTACCTTCTTTCATTAGCTCTGATAGCTTGAAGAATAGCTCGGCTTTAAGGTTCTTATAACCATCGTTCTGTATGGTCTTACCATTGTTGTGTATCTCTCTGGCGCTTGGTAGGTATTGCTTAATGTATTTACCCACACCGTCAGCATCGTAGCTTATATTGTCTGTACGGATGTTGTGCGTCTTAGCCAGTTCCTTTATCCTATCTACTATTGTCTGGTCATTCGCCTTGTCATACTCCACTATCTTCTTGACAGTTAAGCCTGACCATACCACGAAGATACACTTATCACTGGTGAAGGCGATGTCACAACTCATTCGCATCGTGTCATCATCATCCAAGTATATAGAAGTGTCGTATGCTAACTGTATATCACCGAACTTGAATAGTGATGTCTCATCATCAGCTACATCCCACTCACCTCTTAACAACCTGCGCTTCTCGTTGAGGCTCATTGTCCTCTCAAGGTTGGATAGGTATTCTTTACTGATGTGTGGGTTGTCGCTTGGTAGCGCTTGGATAAACGCTTGGTAGTCCTTTAGGTTATCCTCTATGTTAGGTACGTAGTATTCTCTGTATAGGAAGTTCTTGGATGGGTTACAGGTCATCAATAGGAAAGGCTTGATATCGAACTCATTGTTCTTCCACCTACCAAGTCTCGATTGGAATATCTCCTTACCTCTCTCATCTATCTCACCAGCCTCATCGATTACACCAAAGGTGAATAAGAGTCCACCTAATCGTGTATACTGTGGGTCTGATGGTAGATACCTTAGCTCAGTTAATACTATCTCAGAATCATTGAAGAACCTTATGATACCACTCTGTGAGTTATAGTTATAATGTTCACCAGCCTTCAACCCCCAGTCACCCAATACTTCCATCAATGAAACCACCGTGGTCTTCTTAAGCGTTGTAAGCTCGTTTCTCGCCAACCCTATGCGGATAGCCTTATGTTGAATACACTTCATTACAAGCAATGCTGCAAGCACATAGGACTTACCTGAAGACAGTGAACCCCCATAGACAACTTCTGTTGTATGAGGGTTATCAAACAGTTTGAATATCTCTGCTTGCTTTGGTGTTGGTTTGAAGTTAATCTCTGTTGCCATCTATGATTCCAATTTTAATTAAAAAATGTATATAGTATACAACACACCTATGGGAATGGTTGTTAACATTAATCCAATTCTTCTTCTGGTAGATTATGTCTATCTGTTGGGTCTTCCTCTTCTGGTTCTTCAGGTGGGTTAGGTAGGTCTACTATAGGCTCTTCTTCTGGTTTAATGAAGTTGAAGGTGATACCGTTACCTGTAACATTCACCTCTTTCTTCTCAGTGTAATTACCAGCCATCTTGTTAAGCATATCCAATGACTTCAATAGGTGTTGCCTATCGGCATCATCCTTACATTGTTCGATTAGTTCCATCAAATCTTTAATGATGATACCTCTATTAATCTCGTATTGCTCATCAAGTTGCGCTCTATGCTTGGTCATCAACTCTTGGATGTAAGGCACTCTCATAAGCTTATATGCAGCCTTAGACGCATATATAGGGTCTTCAACCTTGAAGGCTTTCATATACGCCTTATCCTGTCTGTTACCATTGGCTAGATATTCTTTTACGAATTCTCTATGTCTAGCTCTCTTTTCTTTCTTTGTTTTTCGTGGCATAATTTCTTATCTTATATAGTATTAGTATTATTGTGGCTATGGTCAACATTAGTCGAATCGTTCGAACTGTACCTTAGTTATGTCCTTTATATAGTCTTCCTTCTCGGTGTCATATATTTGGAAGATGTCGAACCCTAGATTAAGATAGTTATCATAGTTCTCTTCCTTAACCGTTGGTGAGAAGGTTACCTCACCCAGACCAGCTACATTCTTAGTTATAGTTACACCGTCATATTCTGGTTTAAGTCTGATTAAAAACATAAGCTTTTAATTTACGATGCATCCTCGCACGACACGCTGAACAGTTCCTTGAGAATTCCTTGTTATTAACATATATCTCATTGTGTAGCTGTTGCATCTCAATCCTAGCAGCATTGGATACTATCTTAAACGTGGGGTTACTCTCAAGGAAATCCTTTACTCTTGATTCAATTGGTTCCATACCGTCTTCATTCTTGCGAATACCCTACCTCTACAAGGCGGGCAACTCTTGCCGTGTTCTTTATGCTTTGGAAAGTGATAGTTATGTAGGGCAAATAACTCTTCAGTCTGCCACCCTTCAATTCGGTTCTTACCTTTAAGGCTTTCAAGCACCGTACCTAACCTATCATTAAAATTCTCCATACTATTATTAATTAGTTTAAATCGCTATCTGTTCTCCCATAGGTAAGCTAATGTTGACACCATAACAGCCATTATAAATGATTGGGATATACATAATGTTATCCAGAATGATGAACAGAAAAGACAGGTAACTAATCTGTATAGTCCCTGTCCTATCTTATTCCACTTATCGTAGTTCTCTTCCTTGAAGCCCATCATTCGCTTCGTATGTATCATTGGTTCACTATACACAAATAGTACAGCCAGTCCAAAGTAAAATAGTAGTTCAGCTATCAGGATCTCCATCGTATCCGTCTTTTAAATATTTCTTTAGGTTCTTAATCATATAGTAAGTTGAGGTTCTATTGACCCCAATATATTTGGAGAGTTTACCAGAGGTATTATAATCACCACTTATAGCTAGGTCAAATAGTATCCTGTCTGTAACACTGAGCTTACTTCTCTGACCTTCGATATGGGCTACCTTGCGTTGGTGTTCGAACTCCTTCTCCAACACTTCATCCTCATCGCCCACCTCATCCAGACATTCCTCATAGTTGAAGTTATCCAGTATCTGAAGGTCACCACCTTCAATGAATGTCTTCTTGAATTTGGTACCATTCCACTTCACTTGCTTGTTCATAAAGTTAACTACTATACTCTCAAGCTTACCTTTCTGAATAAGCGCTTCTAAGACATCTTGCTTCTCAATGATATACAGATATGACTCGGTTACCAATGTGTCGGCTAAGTCCGTCCTAGATAGGTTAGAGAGGATGTTATGGGCTATACCGTTAAGCTTCGGTGTATTCTCCGAATAATAATTGTCGATGATTGATTTGGTGGATTTCATTAGTCTAATAGTTGTTTAAACCTTTTCTTATTATCCTTCAACTCTTTCAAAGCTCTATATTTTAATTCGTTTACATTTTTGTGAGTTTTATTATCAACCTTGGCTATCTCTTCAGTTGTCATTGGGTCACACCCTATACCAAAACTCCTTATCAATACACTCTTACGTTTCTCTGTTGAGACTATCTGGTTAATCATATATAACATAGTATCAGTGTCAACACGTTCTTCTTCTTCAATCGGTACTGTTAACCCTGCGAAATGTTTATTAGGGTCACCGAATTCATTTTTCTCATTGAAGTCAGCGTTGAAGTCTACCTGTGGTCTCCACACTTTAACAGTAGTATATTCATACCCAAGCATTAGTTGGTTGAACCTTGTGTTACATTTGTTATAAACACCTATCTTAGCGTATGTTACAAATGAGGCTTTCTTTGTTGCATCGTATTTCTTGGTGGCATTCCACACAGCTTCCATACCAACACCCATATAATCTTCAAATGTAGTATCTTGTCTATAGTGTGGCTTGGCATCAAGCGTTGTCTTGGTGAAGCTATCTGCGATACTTCTAACCAATGGTAACGTACAGTTGATTACTGTGTCCATATCATCTATTTTAATAGCCTCAATGAACTGGTCATTGGTTAGTAGCTTATACTTCTTACTATTTTCTTCCATCATAATGTGTAACTTAATATGTAAATATTACTCTTGTTCGGATTTTCAGGGTAAATGTTACAGGCTTCATCCTTGGTCATATCATCGAATCTTGTGTGTGTATATACTACTGTATTATTCATAGTTGCTTTAGTTTAATTATTGTCGCATTTTCTATGGGATATGCACATACATCCTTTAATATTATCTCAGTATCACCAGAAGTAGTCTTAGGCATTGGTACATTCTTCTCAATACTATGTGACGAAAGTAGGTCGAAAATAAGAAGAATAAAGTCTTCCTTATAAAATGCATAGTATGTCACGTCTATACTTGGGAATTCTTTACTCTCTTCTATCATTTTATTTACCTTATCCAGTTCCAGATATGCCGTGGGATAATCATCGTGGCTCAGGTCTCTTATCTTTACCTCTACCATCTCTATCTGTCTACCTCTCGTTATTAAAGCGTCCCACGACTCATATGAGCCTATCTCACTCAATCTTATTATGTTCAGGGTTGGTATCTTATCCTCCAACCATTTGAGGGCTTTACGCTCACTCTTTTCACTCTCTGTAAATTTGCACATCATTCCAAAAATGTTTTTACTTTACGTTGTTATTGTTTATGTTCCTATAGTAATAAATATAAGGCTAATCCAAGAAGTTCGAATTATTATTAAAAAAAAGACCCACCCAAGCGCAGACAAGGCTTGAAGGTGGGTCGCGGGCAGAACGCCCTTATAGGCAGAACGCCCTTATATTATAATCAACCATTAACTGGCTAACATTTTCTCTTTATTACGAGTCAGTAATTCATCGTATATTAATTGAAGTACTTCATCTATTTTAGGTTCATCGATAGATAGGTCAGATGATAGTAGCGTACACCATTCGTTGAATAAGTCTTCCTTATCTTTCATTAAAGCAGCGCACATCTCATAACCCTCTTGGTCTACCAATAACACAACATTAATGGCAATTGAATTTAGTTTGGTATATATCTTATCACCCATTGGTGTAGATAGAATCCATTCCATTATCTCGATATCATCTACCTCGTATTCCACAACCATCTATTAATAATTATCTTTTATTAGATTCTGTTTTTTT